CGTCAATGCCGACAATCACGCCTTCGGCCAAAACCCGGCCGACTACACCCTTTTCGAACTGGGCACCTACGATGATAACAAGGGGCTGATTAGCCCTCACGAGGTTGTCCGGACAATAGGAAACGGGATAGAATATGTTAAATCGCATGACTTAAAACCCGAAGGAATACCCGATGGCAACGTCCAACCGATCAGTAATGACGCACCAATTCAGCCAGGTGCCGTCAGCGGAAATTCAACGTAGCTCCTTCGACCGATCACACGGAATAAAAACGACCTTCGACGCCGGGAACCTCATTCCAATTTATGTGGATGAGGTTTTACCCGGCGACACCTTCAACTTAAAAATGACGGGCTTTGCCCGTCTAGCCACACCAATCTTTCCCATCATGGACAATATGTTCATGGAAACCTTCTTCTTCGCCGTACCCAACCGGCTGTTATGGGATAACTGGGAGAAATTCAACGGTGCACAAGACTCACCTGGTGATTCGACCGACTTTGTTATTCCCACAGCCACCACCAACCCCGGCGGATTCGCACGGGGTGGTGTACACGACCACATGGGTCTCCCTCCTGGTATTGGCGACCTTACTTACAACGTCTTGCACACTCGCGCTTATAACCTCATATGGAATACCTGGTTTAGAGACCAAAATTTGCAAGACCCCGCCCCCTTCACCAAAGACGACGGACCCGACCTCGGCAGCGACACTCAAATGCTCCGACGCGGAAAAAGACACGACTATTTCACGTCGTGTCTACCCTTCCCTCAAAAAGGCGATCCCGTAGGGGTTGACCTGGGCGTAATCGCCCCAGTCATCCCCGACCCAGGCGGCGCGATCCCCACCTTTGAAGCGCCGGCCGGCACGGGCGCCTCGCCATTAAACCGCGCGGCCGCCGACATCGAAGTTCAATGGAACTCGATAGTCGGCACTTCAGGACCCGCGGTCTGGGAAAACACCGGCCTAGTGGCCGATCTGTCCTCGTCAACAATCATCACCATCAACCAACTCCGTGAATCCTTCCAGGTGCAACGCCTACTCGAGCGGGACGCTCGCGGCGGCACCAGGTACACGGAAATAATTCGAGCTCACTTCGGCGTAACATCGCCGGACTCTCGACTGCAACGGCCCGAGTATCTCGGCGGCGGATCCTCGCCGGTAATAATCTCACCCGTTGCTCAAACTTCATCAACTGCCGACAGCCAAGGGCCTGTCGACACACCTCAAGCGAACCTGGCCGCAATCGGCACAGCGTCGCTACAAAATCACGGCTTTACCAAATCCTTCACCGAGCACTGCGTGCTCATAGGTCTGATCTCCGTCCGCGCAGACCTGACCTATCAGCAGGGCGTCAACAGAATGTGGAACCGGCAGACTCGGTTCGACTTCTACTGGCCTGCGTTCGCCAACCTGGGCGAACAAGCCGTACTCAACAAAGAAATCTTCGTCCAGGGTGATTCGGACCCGGCCGATGACTTAGTCTTCGGCTATCAGGAACGTTATGCGGAATACCGCTACAAACCTTCGGAAATATCCAACACGTTCCGCTCTGACCATCCCGAATCGCTCGATGCCTGGCATCTCAGCCAGGACTTCGCAGCACTACCCGTCCTAGGCGCCGACTTCATCGAAGACAATCCGCCGGTGGACCGCGTTATCGCGATCACCGACGAAGATCACTTCCTCTTCGACGCCTACTTTCAACTTCGCTGCGCCAGACCGATGCCGTTATACGGCGTTCCCGGTCTTATCGATCATTTTTGATCGTCCTAAATCTAAATCAGCGCAGCTAACATGCGTCGACAATTCAAAGGGCCTAAATACCAACGCGGCTTCCTTTGGGGCCCCGTAGTTGCCGCCGGCATTTCTGCCGTCGGCTCCTTCATCGGGGGCCAAAAACGTAACGAAGCCCAGATCGCGTCAGCACGCGAACAAATGGCCTTTCAAGAACGCATGTCAGCCACCGCTCACCAACGCGAGGTAACTGACCTTCGCAGAGCGGGGCTAAATCCAATCCTCTCCGCCACTGGCGGGCGAGGCGCTTCAACTCCTGGCGGCGCTCAAGCTCAAATGCAAGACATCATCACACCAGCCATTTCATCGGCACAACAAGCAGCGCGTCTATCAGCCGAAATGAAAAACATGATGGAAACAAATAAAAACATCGCCGCCGATACTCAGAAAAAACGCGCCGAAGCAGATCTGGCCCGCTACGGAATTCTTAACGTAGCGACCAGAACCAATCAGCAGAAAATGCTGAACACAATAATCAGAAACCAGAGCATTCCCGCGTCCAAACTGGACAAAAATATATGGGAAGGCGACTTCGGACAAATAATCCGATATCTACAAAAATTCAATCCTTTCGGAAAATTCAACGTAGGCGGAATTGGTAAATGACGACTAAACCGAAAATCAAACCACGCGGCGCCGGTAAACGCGGCCGCGTACAATTAAAAATGTCCGGCCCCAGTCGGACTAAACAATCCTTCAAAGACGAATGCGACATAAATAAAATTGTCGCTTCATACGTCAAAACGGGGGTCGTCACTCACGTGGCCGACCACAAAGCCACTTACGGCTTTGCACCGGCCGTGGACTTCAAAGAAGCGCTCGACCTGGTCGATAAAGCGGAAACCATGTTTTCCGAACTACCCTCAGCGCTTCGAACCAAATTCAAAAACGACGCAGGCGAGTTCCTCGCCTTTGTCGAAAATCCGGACAACCGTTCCGAGCTGGCCCTGATGGGCCTATTGAACGAGGAAGCGACCCAAAGAGAGGCCGAAAAATTAGCGGCCTCAGACAGCGCGTCAGCGCCTGTCCCACCCGCTCCGGAAACAGCCCCCACGCCAAAATAAACGGAGGGCTGAAACCCGCACAGTTGCTCTTACTTGATGTCAACTGTGCTAGGTGACAGCAACTGGTCAAAAATTGACCAATCACCTAACAAAAAACAAGGCAATAAATAGCCCCAAAACAGGAGGAAATACACCATGGCCTATCGCAGAAAAATGAGCCGCAAAAAGTCCCGCAAAAACTTCCGGGCAGGGGCTCGAAAAATACCCCGAATAAACTTCTCCGCACCGCGACCAATGCGCGGCGGTATTCGGTTATAATCCGCTCGCCCAGGGGACGCCCTGGGTGCTTCGCAACAGGATATGTCCAGTGCCCTGCTATGCCCCCCTCTCATGCTACCGCTCGGCAACCGCCGGCAAAAATGGCAAACACGGCGTTACTTGGAAACGCCGGGAATCAACAGGGGAACTCGTAAAACTACCGTGCGGCCAATGCTTTGGCTGCCGGCTCGAGCGTTCTCGTCAATGGGCGATTCGCTGTGTACACGAAGCCCAACTACACGACGACAACTGCTTCATCACGCTGACATACAACGACCACAACCTGCCCGCACATGGCAACTTAATAAAATCCGATTTCCAACTCTTCATGAAACGCTTGCGGTTTCATTACAAACCAAAAAAAATACGGTACTATCACTGCGGCGAGTACGGCGCCGAACTTCAACGTCCACACTTTCACGCCTGCCTGTTCGGACTGGACTTCCTGGACAAGCAATTGTTCAGGGAACTGAACGGGCAGGCAACTTTTACTTCTCCCACCCTCGAATACCTCTGGCCGCAGGGCTTTGCCCTGATCGGATCAGTTACTTTCGAGAGCGCGGCTTATGTCGCGCGTTACATCATGAAAAAAATAAACGGCGAAGCCGCAGACAAACACTACGAGAGCGTCAGCGAACAAACAGGGGAAGTAATAAAACTAAACCCAGAATATACAACCATGTCGCTAAAGCCCGGAATCGGGCACGACTGGTATCAGAAATATAAAACGGACGTCTATCCCGAAAACTTCGTCGTCCTAAAGGGCAAAAAAATGAAGCCACCCCGCTATTACCAACAACGTTACGAAATAGAAAACCCAGAAGCCTACAAAACACTGCAAAAAAAGAACAAGGCATTTGCCAAGGAACATAAACACGACTCCACGCCGGAACGGTTAGCCGTTCGGCAAAAATGCAAGATCGCACAAATAAACATTCTACCCAGGAGCTATGAAAATGGAACATAAAATTTTCTCAATCTACGACCAAAAGGCATACGCATACCTTCCACCGTTCACGCTACCAACCGCCGAAATGGCGGAACGAACATTCCAGCATTGCGTCAATGCCGACAATCACGCCTTCGGCCAAAACCCGGCCGACTACACCCTTTTCGAACTGGGCACCTACGATGATAACAAGGGGCTGATTAGCCCTCACGAGGTTGTCCGGACAATAGGAAACGGGATAGAATATGTTAAATC